GTAGTGGGGTTAATACGAGCCATTACTGCTCACTCCTTACTGGATCGAGGAAGCCTTCGTGACGATGGCCTGCGCAATGGCCTTGCCGTCGATGACCTTGTAGCCATAGACCTGAAGGCCACGGAGCAGATTGCCGAAGCTGCGCTCCGACCGGATCGTCTCCAGCTTGGTGAACTGCGATGCGAACGTCAGACCATGAGCATGGCCGGCGTAAATCACATATTCGCCTGCGGACAGGCCAGCAGAAGTGCCGGACGGAAGCAGGTTGGAGCTGTAGAGCGTGAACCGGTCAACCATGCCGAGGCGCCCGTTGCGCAGCATGGAAACGCTGTCGCCAGACAGGTAAGCCTGACTGAGCGGCGAACGCTTGATCAGCGTCGCGAACCAAGTCGGGACGATGAGCCAGCGACCGGTCTCGGGGATGTTCTGCTCGTCAAGCGCCTGACCAAGACGCAGGATCGAGTCGAGAACGCTGACGTTGGTGAACGTCGCAACCGGCTCTGAAGCCTGAATGGCAAGCGGCGAACCCGTCGCGCCAAGGTTGATGGCGCTCGTGATGTTGCCGGCGGTCGTGCCACGGTTTTTCGCGTTGGCCTGACCCAGCATGCCAAGCAGCACAGCCGTGTCGACGGTGATCTTGAACTGCTCGGACGCGTCGTCGGCCCACATCGACATCAGGTTGAGATCGGACTGGATCTCCATGACGTCGTCGAGGATCAGGTTGAAGTATTTGCCCTGATCAATCGCCAGATCGACGGACGAACCAACGGGACGCTCGACTTCGAGATCGCCGTCAGCCTTGTAGTCCTTGATGGTGATGGTCGGCTTGGTGCGGATACGCACCGTGTCGCCTTGGTTCTTGACCTCGCCCTCGTAGTCCGTGTTCGAGATCGCGGCGAGAACGGTGGCGGCGTAAAACTTTTCGACCAGCTTCCCCGACCAGATCGTGGGGATGAAGCTCGCACCAGACAGACCGTTGCCGGCGCTGCCAATGGGATAGATCGGAGGGGTCGTAGAGGCCCCGGCTACAGGAAACGCCATCTTTTGGCTCCCAAGAGAGAAGGATTACCTAATCCGCCCTTCCCGCTGCGCTTCGAAGATTTGCTTCTCGAAACGCATCTTCTCTTCGTCCCTGCCAGCGTAGCGACCTGACGCTACATCGGCGTAGAACTTGGAGATCTGAGCGGACGTGACGATTGGCTTCTCAGCAGGGGCGGACGATGACGCCGCTGCAGTCTTGGCTCTGCCCGGTGCCGCAAGGTCTTCTAGCGATACTTTGCCGGCCGGTTTGGCGGGCGTTTCGCTGCCTGCGGGACGATAAGCAGCCTCTTCAGCGAGGAAGCCTTTGAAGAAAGCACCAACGCGAGGGGCATCATGCCGCTCCCATGCTGCTTTCAGCATGTTATGACGAATATCACCAGAATACGGATCGGGCAAGGCCAGCCAAGCTAAAAAGTCTTGGTCAGTGTTTTGCTCTCTCCAGCCCGGCACATCGCGGTCGAGCGAGTTCATCATACGAGACTGCGCATCCTGCGCGACGTAGTTACCAACGCCGGCGAGCTGCGCCTTCAAACTGGCGATCTCGTTTTCGTATTTCTTCACAATCGGCAGAAGCTCCTGCTTCGCCTTCTTGCCCACGACGTCGAGAAAGTCGGACCCGTAGTCCTGCTCTTCTTCTGGCGTGAGGAAGCGCTCCGCGCTCATCTCCTGCGTTTCCTGCCGGGCCTGCGGCTGCGCCTGCATCGACGCGATCATCTGCTCCAGCGCGGAAATTCTGTCGGCCTGCGTGGAGAGCTGCTGCTGGGCGCGGTCGAACCGGCCCTTCATCGAGTTGTAGCGGTGTTCCCAGCTCTCGTCGGTTACCTGCGGGGTAACTTTCGGCTCTTCCTTTGTCTGCGCCTGCTCGACCGGCGCGTCGGCGGGCTTCAGCATTTCCGACGCGGCCAGCTCGCCAGACGGCGCTTTCGCGCCTTCGTTTCCTTCGCCGCCTTCTTCAGCAGCTTCGGCGCTGTAAACGTCCTTGTGGAGCTGCTCGGCCGCAGCCGAAGCCGCCTTCACGGCGTCAGGGATTTTCACATCGGGATCAATCGGGGCAAAAGTCTTCATTTTCGCTTCTCCGCTATCTGGTCGGCAGTTTTCAGGCACATCTCAAGCCACCGCAGGAGCGAGGCGCTTTCGCGTGCTCGGCCTTGCGCAAGGAAGAGACTGTCTGCTGGCGACGAGACGCATTCATCGCGTCTATGGTTTGTGAGCATGGTCAGCGCTTCCACGAAGCGCGCCCACTCATGTGGGGATCTGCGCGCCAGCTCGGCCGCGCGCAGGGTCACATTTCTCTGAATGTCTGCTTCGTTCACACTGCGCCCTGCAGTCGTGACCGAAGGAGATAGCCCTCCAAGGCCCAGATTTTGTTGCGGGCGTTGTCGCGCGCAATCTTGCGGCCGAGGCCAGCGTCAAAGTTCTCGGGCGCGGCGCAAGCGCTTTCGCCCACAACTTGGAACCCGTTTTTCAACGTCAGCGCGCACACCGTCAGCGTCGTGCCGGGAAAGACATGATACTGTTCGGTAAGGATCTGATCATCAATATGCTGGGGTGTGATACGCGGCGCGGTCAGACCCTTATTGACGATCTCCTGTTCGACTGACGCTTCGCTCAAAAAACCAACCATCTTCCTCTCCGGGTGTTGGCCTTCTCACGCCATTCCGATCTTGCGACCGATAGCGTGAAACAAACGATCCGCAGCGGGAGCTTTCACTTCGCCACGGTTCGCGACTTTCCTGTAGTAACCGCCAATTCGCTCGGCCTGCGATCCACCTGTGATGGTCGCCATAGCCAGACGGTTGGGGTTTTCCGACTTGATGGTCTTGTTCTTGATGACCTTCATCGAACCCTCCTCAGTTGGAGGTCTTCGCCGTCATGCCGGCCATAGCCGGACGCGCCGACCCTTTGCCGAACATCTTGCCCTTGCCGCCGGCGATGAACTTGCCGCCGTCGCCCGAAGTTACCTTGCCGGTAACGCCCGCAGCTTTTGGCCCGGCATGCTGCTTGCCGAACATCTTGGTGTTGCCACCCTTGGGGAACTTGCCCCCGCCGTTGCCGGCGCTCACCACTTTGCTCTTTGCCATTATCCCACGCCTCCTGCGATGCGGGTTCGCGGACCCATATCCGCTGTCACATTGCCGCCGTTCGGGCCTTGCGACCCTTGGGCTGCTGCGGCTTGCTCGCCCATCCCGGCGTGGCCGGGCATCCCTTGCGCCTGTGCGACGGCCGCTGCTTGCGCCTGCATGGCGGCAAGCTCGTCGTCGCTCGGCACGATCTCTTCGCCGTCGAGGCCGATAGTCTGCGATACGGAGCGCAGAATTGCCGCCCGGCCTTTCGGCCCAACGATCTGCGCGTCAATCGGATTGGCGGTGATTTGCAGGAACTCAAGCTGCCGGCTGCGCTGCGTTTCGCGCTGCACGGCGACATTGACGCCTTTCACCTCGACTTGCTCCTGCCCGGTCAACAGGCCGGACGTATCCGTCAGAAGCAGCATGTCCATGAGCTGCTGAAGCAGCGGACCAAACACGTCGCGGTCAATGTTCGCCGCCACGGTCTGCAGGATCTTCGACGCGTTGTTCATCAGCATCGAAAGTCCGGACGCCGTGCGCCCGGCTCCCGCGCCGGCCCCGCCCCCGGTGATGTATTTGGGGATAGCCGAAATGTCGTCCGCAAGGTTGTTCAACCACTGATACACTTGGATCAGTTCGTTGGCGTTGGACTGCGGCTGAAAGAATGTAATCGGCGGTTGACTGGAATTGGAAAGCGGATCGCTTTGCACGAGCCAGCGTTTCCACGGATACATATCTTCCGCATCTTCCATCGCGGCAAGGCGGTCTGCATTGACGACCACTTGCGGGCCAGACGAGATCGAAAGGTTATTGACGAGGGCGCGCAGCGTTGCATTCGTCGCTTCCTGAATGTCGGCGAGAAGGTCGGTGAGGCCATTGCCAAGCGGCGTGCCCGGCACCTTCTCGAAACTCGTCATGAAGTAGGGGTGGCGCTTGCGCGGCGATGGAGAGAGCTGCACCTTGATGACGTAGTTCCCAATGACCCAAGCCTGCACGAAATAGTCGCGAAGCGGATCGGGAACCTGTTTCTCGTCCATGCCGTAATCCATCAGCATGCGGCCTTGGACGTTCCCGTGAAACTCAAGGCATGTGATCATGCCTGACCGGTTCATGAACGGATTTTCGCGACTCTCGATTATCGCGCGCTCGGTATCCGTCGAGTCCCAATTGTCGGCTATGCCGCCCCGGCCATACTCGTCCAGCACAGAGCGGATGGCGTCGTGGTTGTAGCCGGGCAGGTCGAGAAGATCGTTCAGGTCGGCGCGCGTCACGCGCGTCTTCTCGATGATCTGGGCGTCCTCGATGTCGGCGACGCCCGGCGTCCACCACAAATCGAATGGCGAAACACGCGTCCAGAACAGGCGCGCTTTCTGCTCCACATTCGCTTGACCGTTTGACCATGTGACGGTGGGGACGATCTTGACGACCGGCCCTTTGATGCAGGCAAAGGGGAAGATGGGTATGTCGACAAGAAATTCTGCGAGCGCCTTGTAGAACCCGCCTTGGTCAAGCAGTTCGTCGATCTTGTCTTCAGCGATTTTCGCTTGGTGCTTGGCCTTTTTCTTTGACGCCTCGCGCGCGCCTTCCATGAGCTGCATGACGCGGTCGCGGATCATGTCGACGCCGATCTGCTGGCCGGACTGCGCCTGCACCTGACCGATCTCGGCCTGCACGAACTGGTTGATCTGATCGACGATGTTCTGCGGAATGTCGGGGTCGGCCGGCGGGGCCAGACCCCATGATCGTTCCGGGGAAAGATAAACGTCGCGAAGCAGCGAAGACGCGCCGCGACATTTCTGCGCGATCATGCGCGCGTAAATCTCAGACCCGCCGAACTTCCGGATGTCGGCCAGCTTGGATGGGTCGTATAGCCCGCTGAACGCGCGCATCGCGTCGAGCAAACGCGTCGACCATCCGGCAGACGTGTTGTTCCGGTGATTTCGGAACGCCTCATACTGCGTGCGGATAAATGCGCCGAGATCCGTGATCTCCAGCGCCTCTGCCGCTGCAGCGTCTTCAAGCTGCGCTTTTTGTTTCGCCTGCCGCTGAAGCTGCGCTTCGAGATCGGCGGGGCCGACAACGCGCAACACACCCATGTTCGGAAGTGTCTCGACCATACCGGCATGAATACTTTATATCTGTTGAGTTGAAAAGCATCTTTCCCCAAAGGAAACAGTGTTATGGAAGTAACCGTCGCGAAACCTCAAGAGATCGACGAGCTAACACTACTGAAACTTTCACGCGAAATTGCCAAAGACATACACCCCATCGAAACTATACTGGAACGGTTCGAAATTAGTCCCATACTATGGGCAGAAATATCCGAGATGCCGCACTTCAACGCGCTGCTAAAGAGCGAGCGCGAGGCGTGGCATTCGGCGAGCAACACGCAGGACAGGCTGCAGCTAAAAAGTTTTTCTCTGATCGAAGAAGCGCTCCCCGAATTTTACGAACGCGTCCACGACCCGCGCGAACCCCTCATCGCAAAGGTCCGAGCGCTTGAAGTGATCGGTAAATTCGCCGGAATTGGCGCACGGAACGACGGTGGGGGAGGGGGAGACGGCGTCCGCGTCACGATCAACCTCGGATCGGACAAGCAAATCACCTTCGAAAAAGACATTACCCCGCAGGTAATCGAGGGTGACATTGATGGATGACATTACTTACACAGCGCCGCCCACATGCAGCCGGTTTATGGGGTCAAATGCGTTCGGGCGCATCATCGCCGGCCCGGTCGGCTCCGGAAAAACCACTTCCTGCCTGTTCGAGCTGTTCCGGCGCGCATGCGAGCAGCAAAAAGCGGACGACGGCTACCGATACACCCGCTTCGCCATCGTCAGATCGACCCTGAAGCAGCTCAAAGACACGGTTTTGAAGGATATTCAGAGCTGGCTGAAGGGAATGGCGGACTATCGGGTCAGCGAAAACACGGTTTACATCCGTTTTGGCGACGTCCGCAGCGAATGGCTGCTCATCCCCCTCGAAACGCCCGAAGATCAGCGCCGTTTGCTGTCCATGCAGCTCACAATGGCGTGGCTTTCGGAGAGTATCGAGATGCCATACGCCCTTGTGTCGCCGCTCGCCGGCCGTCTCGGCCGTTACCCCTCGGGTAATCTCGGCACAGCGTCGTTTTTCGGCTGGATCGCGGACACGAACATGCCCTCAGAGGGGTCGGACTGGCATGCTGTGATGACCGCCCCGCCGCCAGACGTGCAAGTTTTCATCCAGCCGGGCGGAATGGAGCCAAATGCAGAAAATTTGGAGTGGCTCGTGCAGACGCCGGAGACGCGCAAGCTGCCACTGAACACGGAAGAAGGGTTGGCGGCGCGGCGCGCGCAGGGTCGCACCTATTACGAACGCTTTTTACGGTCTGCGTCGCCGGAATGGTGCAAGCGTTACGTCCACGCGGAGTATGGCGACGACCCGTCCGGCACCGCCGTGTTCCGCGAGACGTTCAAGCGCGCGTTCCACGTCGTCGACAGCCTCGAACCGGTCTCCTCTTTCCCCCTCATCGTCGGTCAGGACTTCGGCCGCGACCCTTGCAGCGTGATTTGCCAGCTCGACCACCGGGGCCGGCTGCTCGTGCTGGAAGAAGTGATGGCCGAGGATCTGGGGTTGGAACTGCACGTCGAGCGAAATCTGCGCCCGGCGCTCATGAAGGAGCGCTACTTGGGCAAATCAGTCGCCATCATCGGCGACCCAGCCGGCGTTGCGAAGGGCAGCATAGCGGAAGAGACAAGTTTCGACGCGCTGAAGCGCATGGGCTTTATGGCGTTCCCCGCGCCGACGAACGATCTGGACCCGCGACTGCGCGCCGTCGAAGCGTATCTGATGCGGCATGTCGAGGGCGGGCCGGCGCTGCAACTGGACGGCAAGCGTTGCCCGACGCTGGTGCGCGCGCTGGACGGCGGCTATCGCTTCGGAAGGAGCAAGACGGGCCTGCGCAAGAACGTCCCCGACAAGGGCAACGGCCCGTATTCGCACATTGCGGACGCCCTTCAATACGCCTGTCTGGCGGCGCACGGCGGCATGGTCGGCATGATCGGGAGCAGATTGGGCGGTCGCATGAGAATGCGCGACCGCCCAAGGATCAGCGTAGGCGGGTGGACCTAAGCAATACCCGTCAGGTTCTCAAGGTCTTCCTCCGACGGGTCGCGACGCGAACTGCGGTCGATCCACGCCTGAACGTCCGACTGACGGTAAAAAACGGCGCGCCCCAGCTTTATGTAGGCCGGGCCGCGCTTTTCCGCGCGCCACTGCGCAAGCGTGTGCGGCGTAATTTCCAGCATCAGCGCAACATCCTCGACCGAGAAAATCCCGATCTTGCTTCTCAACTCTGCGCCCATCTTAGATCCCCTTTCGCGACAATCGGCCGCACGGGAAATATAGCCGGTATCGGCTATGGCGCAACTGGAAAGTATCGAAAAAGAGTCGGCGTTTCAGTAGGTTACGCGGAGGTGATTCGTGGGTTTTGCTAGCGTGTGGCGCTAATATGACAACTTTTTAGGCAAATCTAACCCCCGCGCAACCCTCATCTAAGAACCCAAAAAGATCCCAACGGCTACGGTTTGAGAATTTAAGTTCTTGTTTTTATTGGTGCCGGTTGAGGGATTCGAACCCCCGACCTACTGATTACAAATACTATCTCGCCGTTTTTCGGGGTATTGATTACCTGATTGTATGTATCAAAAATGGGTCGATTGTTAGGTTGTGTGAAGGTGTTACGGGGTTTATGTATTGGGAACCTGTCAGCGTGTAATCTGTGTGCCGCTGGCGTCTAGGAACCCATTAGGAACCCATGCGCATCACCGACCCTGTTACCGTGAAAGCGTTGCGCGAACTGCGGCCGGGCCAAGAGCTGGCCGACGGAGCGTGCCGGGGGCTGCGCGCCCGAGCGCGGGAAAAGGGCATCGTCTGGTCGCTGCTGGCGGTGGACAGCGACGGCAGGAAGAAGCGCATCGAGATCGGCAGATGGCCGGAGACAGGCGTGGTCGAGGCCCGGCGCATGGCGGAGGAGCTGCGCTTGGCGATCCGGCGCGAGCGCGCGCCCGTCGGCCGCATGACGCTCGGCGACGTGCTGCAGCTCTATGAGGCGGAAGGGCCGGCGCTGAAAGGCGTCAGTTGGGCGAAGGACGGGCGCAAGCGCATCCTCAACGTCTTCGGCGCGCTGCTGGGCGAGCGGGCAGGGGAGCTGGCGGCGGCGCAGCTCCTGCGGGCGGCGGACGCACACGGCAGCATGGCGTCCGCCGGCGCGGCCATAAGGTATCTGCGTCCGGCGCTGCGCTGGGCGGAGAAGCGGGCGTATGTGCCGGGCGGCGTGTGGTCCGGACTGGAGGGGGCGCACGCCCCGCCACGCCGCGACCGTGTCCTTTCGGAACAGGAGCTGGCGCAGGTTCTGCGCACGCTCGGCAACGACGGGCACGACGGCGCGGTCCGCATGATGCTCTACACGGCATGCCGGCGCGAGGAGGTCTGCGCCATGCGGTTCGAGGACATCATCGAAGACGTCTGGTATGTGCCGGGCGAACTGCGCAAGAACGGACGGCCGCACGTCGTCCCGCTGACCCAGCAGGCGCTGCGCGTGGTCGGCGCGCAAGGGCGCATCTCCGGACAGGTCTTCTTGGGGGCGAAAGGCAAGCCGCTCGACAATTGGGACCGCTGGCAGAAGAAATTTTTTGACAGGTCAGGGACTTCGGGCTGGCACCGGCACGACCTCCGCCGGACGGCGGCGACGCTGATGGGCGACCACGGCGTCCTTCCGGCAATCGTCGAGATCGTCCTCGGCCATGCCGAACCACACTCGGCGCTGGCCGGCGTCTATAACAAAAGCCGGTATGCGAAGGAGCACGTCGAAGCGCTGCGCGTCTTGGGCGACGTGCTGCAGGGGATGGAGATCCGGGCGCGGCGCGCGCACTGATCAGTGCAGGTAAAGATCCAGCCGGGACGCGGACGCCCCGCCGTAAGTCATTGGCCGGGCGCAGGAGAACTTGGCTTCGCGCCCGCGCTCGTAATAGATCTCGTTGAACTCGCCCCCGCGCGCCCGGCAGAACTCGGCGAGCTTGGGATACAGCGTCGCCTTGTCCTCGTAGCTCCTCATCCCATACTCATCCCGCCCAAGGCTCACAGGCGCAGAGTCTGCGCACCCGGCAAGCGGGGCGGCAAGGGTCAAGGCGAGGGCGAGAAGGGGGGCAGGGCGCTTCATCATGGCGCATAAATAGCCCCACTTCGAGATGTATTCAACCTCGCCATAACATGCTGCGAACCCGCCCCAGCGCGGCCATCCACCCCTGCATGAAGGCAAGGCTGTTCTCCTGCATAGCCGCCCGGTCGCCGGCGGTGGTCTGCATCGCCTTCTCCACTTTCGCCAGCAGCGCGCGCTTGGTCCGGTCGATCTCCTCCGCCAGCACCTTGGGGAACGCGGTCTTGAGCGTTTGTTCCCAGCGCCCGGCAAACAATGCGTCCGCCTGCTCCATCGCCTTCTTCTGAATGGCGACGCCATACATGCCGGGCAAGCGCTCCCAGAACTCGCGCGCGCCGGAAGAGATCGGCATGCCGGGCGGCAGCGACACTTCTCCCGTTTCGTGATTGATGACGATGTTGCCGTGCGCCGTATGGATCACCAACGGCGCGGGCGCGGGCGCGGGGATTGTGTGGTTCGAATAGACCGGCGATCCGAGAACGTGAGGACGCTGATCTACGGTCCATATGGGACCGGCGGCGGTGTTGGGTGTAAGCCCGGCAAGGATGGATGTTTTGTCGTAAGTCGGCATGCTGCACCTCTTGGGTTGGTTTTAGTTAGTATCGGATAGTTTTCAGTATTTACAAGTGGGGGTTTGGTTTTACGTAAGTTGTAAGTTTGTTGTGGTTTGGTGGTGTGAAGGTGTTAGTTTGTTATTTTGGAAAATATATTTCTGAACCACCTAACAAAGGCGCGCGCCCCCCGCCACCCCCTGTCCAGATACCCGCCCGGGTAGCCGCTCCCCATTCCCGTAGTTGTAGGACGGAGCGACAAGCGGGCGAATGGTAAGCCCCCGCTCCCTCTCGCGAGGTTCCGGCTGACCTGCTCAGCATGGCGTGACAAGGGCGCGACGATACGCCCTCGTGAATATACGCGGCTCTTATAGGCTGGCGGGCGCTCCGGGTGCGCTGACTTATCAAAAAACCCGGCGAGCAACCCTCGCCCCTGACATACGCACGCGGTCACTGTGTCGGGAACCGGACAAAGCCGGGCGCAGAAGGTTGACGTGCGATCCAAGGGAACGCTGCGCCTGACAAGCGCGCACCATGGAAAGGGCTAGGCCCCCGATCAATATCTCGGGACTGCCGGACAAAAATTGCGCGCCCCGTCGTGTTGTCCGGAATTTCTACGGGACGAAATTGCGCCGCCTTGCGTTTGCGGGCGGCGCGTTTGGCAATTTTCAACGCCGATACATTCCAACCTCACGGGGTAACAACATGGAAATCTACCGCTATTACTACGGTCGTTATGCGAGCGAAGCTGCGACTGAAGAACATATCGCCATGCGCCTTGCAATTGGGCTTTGGTTCTGGCGTCCGGGTGACTTTACTCGGAATTGGTAACTTATTGCGCTAGTGTAATTACACTAGCGCGTTAGGCAATTTTCACCACGCTTTAAGATTGCCAAATCCAAACGGCTCTAACGCTGTTACCCATAGGAGTAATCACATGGACGCTGTCAATACGCAACTCACGAACCAAGTCTCGACGCTCAACGACATTATCAACAAGACGCGCGAGCATGCGCGCAATCAGGGTCGCGGCGCAAACGCGCGCGCCAATTGGTTGGTTGATGTTGTCCACGCTGCATCCGATGGCGTGCTCGATACAGTCAAGCGCAACAAGGCTGGCGCGGAAGATAAGAAGAATGGCAAGGATCACGCGACGCTTCTTTATGAAGAGTATGTCGCCGTCTGCTCCGAGGCCAATCGTCACGACGCCAAGACCGTCATCTCGAAAGCGTCCAATCTCCGCAAGGGGATTGAGATGGGCAATCGCAACGACATTGATGGGCGTTGGGTCATCAATACAGCCGTGGCGGAGCGTGACAACCTCACGGGTAATGAGGGCGTCGCACTCATGCCCGCGTTCGAAGCGTTCAATGCTGTCATCCGCGAGCAGATGAAATCCGACGTTGAGTTGACGCGCGAAGAGATCCGCGACGCCATGATCAAGGGCGAAGAGAAGGATAAAGACGCGGGCACATACATCCGCGCGGCGCTCAAGCAAGTCGAAAAAGCCTATGAACTCGACAAGGGGCCTGCCATCGCGGAAGCGTTGGATGCTGTGAATGCTGCGCTTGCGTGGTGCTCTGCGCAGGCGGAGCACCACGCGGCGGTGCGGGCGCTTGCTGAGGCTCAGGCCAAGGCGGCGTCGCTTGGTCTGACGCTCTGACTACCCCAAAAAGTAACCCCCGCCGAACCCTCGGTGGGGGGTCACCTGTTACCTTGCGCCTGCAAGGTAACAGGCTTTGAAGTCGCTGTCAAGCGTAGCCGTAGGGGAAAGAGGCGGCAGCCGCGTGCGCTAAGTTATTGATAACATTGATTGATCTATTTTTACAGCGTGTAAGTTATTGCTTTCTATATATATCTGCAAACAGATATATTAATCTATTTTCTGCTAAATATATTTCCTTTCCTTTTTTCTCTTACAGCCATGCCTACGCTTTTCCCGGCTCACACTCTCACACGCTCACAAGCTCTGCCATTACGATACCCCGCTCTCTAAGAAATTAGAATTACAGAATTAAATCATTTTACCTTGAACAGTGTAAAATCAAACACATAAATTCTGCTGAAAATACTAACCTTAGCAGTAAAACGCGCAGAATATTGCGCTCTCATCGCGCTTCG